TGGAACTCACGTGCGCATAGAATACGCAACTGGCTTCTAAAGCCCTTAATAAGCAAAGCCCTGGCAATATTCCAAGATTTTGATCCGCCTCGCCCTCCGTAGAGTATGCGATAACGGCAGTTTTTAGGCTTAAAAAGTATTCCTAGCTTGGTAGGAAAATGCGCCTTAGCAAGAACCTGCTCAAGCCTTTGATCTTGTTCCATCAGGTTCAGTTAGAATTATTTCAAAGCCATCAATATTTGAGCCGTCAGCGTTAGCCAATCTAGTGGTATTAGTCTCGCCCCACCCCATTTGGGCCTTAGTCCACCAAATAGCAGCCGTTGTGTCGCCTTTGATAGCCTTGTTAAACAATGAATTGGCAACCTTAGCCGATGCCTGGGCTTTACCTAGCGCCAGTTCTATTTCGTAATGCTTGCGTAGGGTCTTATCGCATATACCAATTAAAGCGCCTATTTGCTCATGTGGAAGCCCTAGCCCTGCAGCTTGTAGGACTTGCACTTTGGTCTTTTCGGTTGGTTCGTGGGGTAGCATCTTTTTATTGTCGGAAAATGTTTAAAGTTTATCGAACTCTAAGCCTGATTCTATATGGATCGCCTGCTTTCCAGTAAACTCCTGCCATCTTTTAATAATAACGTCACAATACTTAGGATCAAGCTCCATCAAAGCGGACTTTCTGCCTGTTTTTTCAGCAGCAATTAAGGTAGACCCTGAGCCACCGAATAAGTCTAGCACCATATCTTGTCCCTTGGTGTTGTTCAGGATTTGATACTCCATAAGCTCTACTGGCTTCATCGTAGGGTGGATATCGTTACGCTTGGGACGCTTGCACTCTATAAGGGTGGTTTGCTTACGGTCCGATGCCCATAAATGGCCTGCACCGTCTTTCCAGCCATATAAACAAGGTTCATGTTTCCAATGATAGTCTTGACGGCCCATAACCATTGTGTCTTTTTGCCATATTAGGCATTGACGGACCTTCCAGCCAGCGTCTTTACAAGCACCCCTAAAGTTGTAACCCTCAGAATCAGCATGCCATATATAAAACACAGCGCCTGGCTTCATTACAGCGTCTGCCGCTACAAAAGCATCTCTTAGGAACTGGCGGAACGCTTCGTCTCCCATAGAGTCGTTTTGAATGGTTAGCGCATCCTTTGTTTTGCCTTCGTATGCCACGTTATATGGCGGATCGGTAACAAGAATATCGACTAAGCCGTTTGTTAGCTTTTCTACGCTTTCAATAGAAGTCGAATCCCCACACATAAGCCGATGGTTGCCAAGACTAAATATATCGCCCAGTTTCGACTTAGGTGTAAGCGGAGCATCAGGAACAGCATCTTCATCGGTTAGCCCTTCCGTTGGCTCAATAACGTTCAATAGAGCGTCTAATTCGTCCTTATCAAAGCCTAATAGGTCTAAATCAAACTCATCGCCTAATAGCTCTTGAAGCTCTACGGTTAATAATTCTGTATCCCAATCGCTATTTAGCGCCAGTTTATTGTCCGCAATGACCAGAGCTTTCTTTTGAGTCTCTGATAAATGGGCAAGTTCGATAACAGGAACTTTATCCATAGACAACTTGCGAGCAGCAAGCAAACGACCATGACCAGCAATAATCCCATTAGCCCCATCAACCAAAATGGGATTAGTCCAACCAAACTCTCGGATGCTAGCTGCAATTTGAGCCACCTGTTCATCTGAGTGCTTTCGGCTGTTGTTGATATAAGGTATCAACGATTCTATTGAACGCTGTTCTATTTTCACTCGGCAGGTGTCTCGGCTGGAGTAATAGTTACAGCAGGCTGAACTTGTGGCTCTGCAATAGATTTAATACCAGCAATTAGGTGAGCGCTGTGAACATAAGGGATTTTACCTAGTTCAGCTAATAGCTCGTTAATTTGCGCAATAGTGAATGAAACTACTTTATCTTCGATGCTCATTTCTTTCCTTTCGGTTTAGTTTTTGCTGCTTCACGTTTTTCGCTGTAAGCAATTGCCACAGCTTGTTTAATAGGTTTTCCTGCTTTTACTTCAGCCTTAATGTTTTCTTTAAAGGCTTTGGCGCTAGTTGATTTTTTAAGTGGCATGTTAGCAATTCCAATTTTTAAGTGATGCTTTGGCCCTTTCAGCTGGACCCTTGGCTTTCTTTACTACTCCCTCCATCCTTGCACAAAAAGACTTTTTACGGCCTTCATCTGCTTTTGTTTTGGGGCTTGGTGCTGGTGCTTTCAAGTGGCTACCGTTTTTAGCGTTATATTCGGCACGACCTTTAGCGGTCATTCCTGCGCCTTTTTCGGTTGGATTGTATGTTTTGTCTTTCCCTGTCGTTTTATGAGGGATAGGTTTGTCATGTTTTTTAGTAGCCATTATTTCTTCGCAGTCTTAGCTGATTCAATAAATGCTTGCTTAGTAGGAGCGCCTTTAGTGCCAGGCTTGCGCATCTTTTCTACAGGCTTGCCTTCAGCCTTTTCACGCTTTATGCGCTCTTGCTTTTTATGGATATTGGCATATAGGCCAGGTTTAGTCGCCATCTTTGTCACCTTTGCGAGTAGTAGCCTTTTTAAGGGCTGGCTTACGCTTAGCTTTAGGCGCTGGAAATGGCCACTCAGCTTCAGTTTTTAACGGTTCTTTATTGAAAGTGTAAGTAATTTGCAAGTTGTCGAACTCTAGCTCAACCTTTTTAACCTTATACCAGCCAAAATATGCCATTACAGTTTCAAGTAAAGATGAATCCTTAACAATCTCTTCCATTATGCAATCTCCTGTTCAAAACAAACGTCCTGCCAACTCATAACGAGATAGCGCTCACCATCTTCAAAATACTCAAAATACTTTAAATATTCGTCTTTAGGGTTGTCGTTCATAGTTCCAAAGCGAACATAAGCGCCTACGGTAATAGGCATATCTTCTCTACGACCACCGACTTTCTTGCCAGGGCCTACAGCAACAACCGTTCCCATGTTGTCGACCTCTTTGTTTTCAACATAAATAATGGAACTAAGCTGCCGTTTTTCAGGCTTTACTACAATTTTGTCATTTAAAGGTTGTAATTTCATTGGACACCATGTGTTTCAGTAGGAGCAATAGAATTGTGACCGTTAAATTGGTCTATAAGGTCCATAACCTCTAGCATTATGCGATTAGCCTCGTCAGGTCCATTTGATTTACAAATAAACTCAACAAAGCCGTCTTCGTCAACTTCGATAGTTATATGAGCGTTAGACCGCATCTTTTTTGGGCCTTCCTCGCATTTTTGGTGGAATCTTGGCTACTTCCTCTTGTATCTTTGCTCTAGCTTCACTAGGCTCATTAGACAAGTCTTGCACCATATATTCAATAACCAAAGGCGCAGCAGTAGATTTCCACTCGCCACACCAGTCGTTTAATGTTTTATTGACAGCCTCAGGAAACCGATGGCAACGGCCCATAATGTCGGCATTTTTAAAATATCGACAATCTTTACAGCTAACTTTAGAATCTACTTCAGCCATTTAGTTCTCCGTTTACTAACTGGTTAGAAGGGCTTACAAGTTTCACGTGCTTGTAGGCCCTTCGCCTTAATTACATACCGTCTTGTGCATGCTCGTAGCGTTTATGGGAATAGCACTCACGCTCACCCATATTGCCATCGTTCAACTCACCGAGCTTGCCTTCAAAGTTACCAGCATGGCTCAAAGGACGGCTACCCATTGCATCAGCCTTACCCATACCAACACCGCCAGTAATCTTCATTTTACGCTCACCAGTGGTATCGCTAGACAAAGCACCCTTAGGAACTTTCTCACCGCTCATACCAGACTTAAATACTTCTGCGTCCATCTTGCCCATGTTTATTTCCTTTTGATCAAAAAGACTAGAAAAGTTCTAGTTATATTATTTTGCCTTATTCGCTGGCATTGTCAAGAACTTTCACAACAGTTTTGACCCCTTCTAAATCATGCACTCGGCAAACGGTAGAGCCTTTCCAGTTCATCATAAAAAGGTCTTGAGCCGTTGTGAACTTGGCTTTTTCAGATGATTTTATTTCTACTAAAACCGTTTTACCGTTTTTTCCTATAACCAAATCAGGAAAGCCCATACCAATACGAGATGTATCAAATATGCTGCAACCCATATCTTTAAAAGCATTCACGATTTCCTTTTGATTGGCATCAGTGCGTTTTGCGTAATAAGTCATTGATTTGTTGCAATAATAGGTTAGTATTTAGCAACTTTATCACAAAGGAAAATCATGGGATTTACTTCTGCGGTATCTGATCAAGAATTTATTAAACTTTGGAAAGAGTTAGGCTCGCCAACCCTTGTGGGTGAAAAATTAGGTATAAACCCTAGAAGCGCTATGACAAGGCGCAAAAACATAGAAATTCGCTACAGCATCAAACTGCCTACATTTAACTCTTTAAGAGACCCTAAAAAAGAAAGGCCCAAAAAGATAGAGCAAACACCGCACAACGTTCGCAGAGGTATAGACGTTGACAAGGTTA